TAGGCGTCCGTGTACTTCGACATATCGTAATTCTGCGACACGGCAGCCGCAGCCGAGGTGAGGCTAAGAACCTCGGAGTCGATTTTCAGTTTTTCAGAGAGTTTTCCGTAGTTCATGGTTTCGTCACCTCCTAATTCAGCACGATGAAGGGCGACACGGTGTTAGCCGCGCTGCCTTCAAGCGGGATAGGCGCGTCGAGCCAGGGCTGGCCGTCCACGTTCCAGAAGATTTTGAGGACGCTCCGGTTGGTCGTGAAGTAGACATGCTCGGACATGGCGACGAAGGGACCGGACCCGTCTTTGATGAGGTAATAGCCGAGATCTGCCAGGATGAGGTCGCCAGCCGTCCCGAGGGCAACCGACCGCTCATGGAACAGAACGGGGATGCCAAGCAGGGTCGGGGGCATACCGGGAACCGCAGACTGCATCCATACGGCGTTGCTGCCCGTCGCATTGTCAACCATCGTCGCGAGCTGCGGGATGGTCGTCTGAGAAGCAATCCAGACGGGATTGCCGCCCATTTTCAGGCGGGCGAACATGCCGACAACGTCGGCGTATGCAATCTGGTTTGCCGTGGTGCGGGCGTAGTTGATGCGGGCGGGCGAGGCGGTAATGCCGAGGGGCCTGCCGACACCGTTGCCGCTGTAGAACGCGTTTTCCTCAGCCGCCGTAATGGCAAGACGAAGCTGGCGCTCACAAACGGACGCAGAGGCCGTCCAGTTGCGAAGCAGCTTGTCGGTGAGGACGAGGTGAGCCGCGACTTCCTTGGGCTCCAACTTGATCTGCCGGATGTCAACGTCCGTCTCGGGCTTGGTTCCCCCTTCCGCGATCCACTGCACGGTCACGCCGCCGTACATGTTTTTCGCTGCACCCTGGTTGAGTGCCGCCATCGAGATGGCCGCATCCGGGGGGGAGCCAGCCGGGATGACCTGTGCGCGGGGCCGGAAAATCGCCGCCTGCGGGTCAATCGCCAGCAGGCCCGGTCTGAACTGCTCGGGCACCATGAAACCGCCCTTCGTTCCAGTCCCCATCGACTGTTCGCGCTCTTCGTAAAGATCGTACAGCCGGGGGTCGTCCCTGCGGGACACGACGGAAAGAAGGAAGTCCCGAAGGTCAACAAATTCCTTCGGGTCGGTCTTCTGCGCTTTGGTGGACAGGCGCACGGACTTGGCGGGCTTGCTCATGGCCGCTTCCTGCTCGGCAAGCCGTTCCTCGCGCTCGATGTCCTTGTCAATTTTCGCCAGCGAGGCATCGAGGGACTTGTACTCGGTATCCTCGGCCTCCGTCAGATCGCGGGTTTCCGATTCTGCCAGGTCGAGGAGCGCCCGCATCCTCTCGACAGCCTGTGCTTTCTTTTCTTTGAGTTTCTCAATTCGATTCATCGGGATGAACCTCCTACGGTTAGAGCCAGCCTGCGTCGGAGCAAGGCCGTCTTAAAAGGTTTGTATTTCAACGATTCTGCCTTTGACTGTGACCAGCAGTCGTGGCTCCGAACCGCAACGTCGGTTTCCTGATAGGCCGGGAACGTAACCGGCGAAACATCCCAAAGCTTCACCTTCTCAAGCGTGCGAAGGTCTTTGGCCGCGTTCTCTTCGGTTTCCCAACTGTCCTTGATGGTCTGGAAACCGAAGGACATCTGCGAAATGTCGCCCCGCTCGATGGAGGTGACGAGGTCGCGGGCCACCTGCGTATCGGGCGGGTCGATTTCGACGTAGAGCCCTTGCTCGTCCTCGCGCATGGTCAGCGTGCCCGCCTTGTTTCGCCCGAGAATGAAATTCTCGTCGTGATTGAACAGGGCGCGGACATCGTCCTTGCCGATGGACTCTGAGAAGGCCCCCGGCGCGATCCGCTCACGGAACCAGCCGAGATCCGTCTCGGAATTGAATACGGCGGCATGGCCCCGGATCAGCTTCTTTCCGTCTTCGCGTTGCTCGACGCGAAACTCACTCTGTAGCGTCCTGCGTTCCTGCTTCATCGAGGGGTAAATCCTCCTGCGTTCCTTGCGTGCTGCTCGTATTCGGGTTCTCGTAGGTGTCCCCGCCTTCCCTCGGGTTCATGTTCTCGAGGGCGCGGACCTCATTCGGGCTCATCCACCGGTTCGTGATTGCCGACGCATACGCCTGATAGCGGGTTGCCGTGTCGCCCCGGAGAAGGGCGTCGAGCTTGAACTCCGCGAAGTAGCGGCCCTGCTCTTTCTTGGTCAGCAGCGTTTTGTTGATGGATTGCTCGATACGGACGAGCCACGGCCTGATACAGTGGATGACGAAAGACATCATCATCTGCTCGGCGCTGGCATAGGTTGTCGTCGTGTCGGGATGCCCGATGAGGATGCACGGGACGCGGAAGAGGCGGGCGATTTCCTGCACCTGAAAGCTGCGGGTTTCAAGGTATTGGGAATCTGTCGCGGACATGCCGACGTTCACCCAATCCATCCCGTTTTCAAGAACGATGATCTTGAATTTGTTATCGCCGGAAAGGGCGTCCTGTACGGACGTTTTCAGGCGGGTATGGGCGTCTTCCTTGAGGGTGCCGGGATGCTTGACGATGCCCGATGTTTTTGCCCCGTTTTTGTAATATGAAATGCCGTGATCCTCGGCGCTCATGGCGAGGCCGATGGAATTCGCGGCGAGGGTGATCGGGGAGAGCCCGAGAAGGCCGTCAGAGGACAGCCCCTTGAGGTGCCAGCACTCGGACTGAGAAAGGGTGATCTGCTTGTGGCTGTCCGGGTCGCGGTACTTGTACTGCACCTCGTAGTCGGTAAAATCCTTGAACTCGGGCTCCACCTTGTCGGGATGAAGGGGGATTATTTGCAGGACACGGCCCGCGTTGTCCCGCTGAATGAACGAATAGGCGTTGCCGCGCAGGGCGGTATGCCCCACCTGCATCTCGCGGAACTCATGGGCGGTCTGGAAATTGTTTGGGGAATCGTGCAGGAAGGGATAAAGCCAATGCCCGTCGGCAACGTCCTTGCCGCCGTCCTTGCGCCGTTTGTAGACCATCAGGGGGAGCGATGCGATAGTTTCCGAAATGACGCGGACGCAGGCAAAAACCGCCGACTGACCTAAAGCCGAGTCGGCGTCTACGTTGTAACCCGTCTTGTTTTGACGGCCTAGGAGCCGGATAATCCAGTGGTTAGGATCGTCCACGCCCCTGCGTTCGATAAACTTTGCAGCAAAGTCTAGCAGTTTGCCCAAATATGCAACCCCTGGCCAAGGTCGTTTTGGCTAGGCGGTTCGATCAATGAGGGGAGGGCCGTCTATCCGGCCCGAGAACCGCCTGACTGACACCCATACGGGTGAGTCCTTGGGCAATATTTGGACATAAAAAAAGCCGTGGCGCTAAGACACCACGGCACTTATTTCTCTTATTTCACAGTATTTTTACTGAATCGGCCGCTTTTCGTATCCTTTCGCTTCCATGCAGGAATGAAACACCCTCGCCCCGCGAATCACCATGTCATCGAGGTTTCGCATTGAACCGGTAGCCTTGTCTGATTCAAAGTTGCATTCTCGCACTGCTTGTTCATATTCGGATTGCGTTCCACCTGCCTTCGCCCACTTCCACGACGGGGCGCATGACACTACCAACAATGCACAGCCCGCCAACAAAATCAGCCTTTTCATTTTCTTGCCCTCCATCTCTGCTATTCGTTTGACGTTCGGGATAGTATAATAATCTCCACAACTGCCTGCCTAGGTATTCTAAGCGTTCTGTCTGCTATTTTCAACCCCTCAAGTCTGCCGGTTTCAACCCACACGTATACCGTTCTCGGGGTTACGCCAAAAAAGCTGGCTACTTCTCTCGGCGTGTAAAGCGCCTTCTTCGGCAGGCCGTCAAGGTTTGTGCTCATGTCACCCTCGTAAAAATCACGTTTTCGATGTTCGCCTCTTCGCTCTTGCGCCACGGCATGTTGCGCGAGTGCGATTCCATCCGGTTAAATTCGTTGTCCGTCGTATACCCGTGCGTCAGGAAGAATTGCCGGATATACTGCCCTGCATCGCCGCGCTCAATCTCGATCAGGCAGGACTTGAAGGCGCGGTCTGCAATCAGGCCCTTCATGCCCTCGATAACCTTCGCTTCCTGGCCGTCAATGTCGATTTTAATGTGATCGGGCCTTTCAGCCTTCGCTGAAAAGTCATCCAGGGAACATATGCGGACGGTATAGTCGCCCGTCGTGCCCACCTGCCCCCCGCTGGACCCCGCCTCGGCGCTGCGGTATTCAAAGCGTGAATATCCGCTATGGTCCGACACGCCTTCAAACAGAACGGACAGGTGATCGAATCCGTTTAGCGCCGCGTTCAGGGTTGCCGCCATGTAGTTTGACCATTGCGGCTCAAAAGCCACTACTGCGCTATTCGGGAACAGCCTACAGGCGTACAGGCTATACATGCCGATGT